CGCGTCAGCGCCAGCACCAGGCCCACCCAGGCGTCCGCTGTCTCAAATTTGCTGCAGTCCACCGGCAGCGCCTTGACGGCCTCGATGATCTGCTCAATGTACTCGTTCATGATGCGTAGCCTCCGTTCATGATCCAGTAGTTGGATCCGTTGTAGCTCATCTTCATCCACCCGGCGCCGCGTCCGCCGACGGTCAGGAAGCCGCAGGTCAGCCGCTGTTCTACGTCGACGTACTTCGCCCCGAGGTTCTCGGTCGCGTACAGATATTTAGCGGTAAAATATGTCGGGTAAGAAGGCGGGCTGCTGCTGCTCGTCGCCGTCCCGTAGCTGTTGCCGTGGGCCGCCCCGGCCCGGAGGCTGTTGGCGTTCATTGACCGCTCCACGCCGTTCCCGTCGACGAACTTCAACGATCCGGTGAGCTTCATGTTGTGGGCCACGACGTCGCCCTTCATGGAGCACTGCAGGTGCGAACTGTTGGCCGCTCCCAGCTGCAGCCCGGACGAACCGAGGTACAGCCCGGTGCGGTTGCCGCCGTATGTGCAGCCGTTGTACTGGATGGCCTTCGAGTTATTGGCGTTGATGGTGAAGGGCCCGATCGCGCCCGCGGTGGCCGTGATCGTGCCGGTGACCTTCGCGCCGTTGCTGTCCACGCGGAAAACCTCGCTGCTGCCGGAGAACAGGGAAAAGCGGTCGCTCAGCAGCGACCAGCCGAACGACGCATTATTGCCGCCGGTCTGGCTGACCTTGGCCTCGATCCGGTCGTTGTAGAACAGCAGCTCGCTCTCGATGGCGGAGAAGCGCCGGGACGCGGAGCGCTCGGCCTGCGGCTCGTAGGGGTACTCGTGGTCGATCTCCTCGTCCTGGGGCGCCCGGATGCCGGCGGCCATGAGCGCGTTGTAGTCACGTTCGATGGCGTACAAGCCGGAATAAAGGCCGTTGAGGACGACGCCGTCGCCCAGCTCCGCGGCAGGGGAGAGCAGCGCGTCGACCGCCGAGAAGGGCTGGTAGGCGAAGCCCTCCAGTTTGGCCAGGGCCCGCTCCGCCTGGGCCTGCGTCATCCATGGATTGGTTACCGTGATCACGCGGCCGGACTCCGTGCCCACGAGGAACGGATCGGAGCCGTCGCCGGGATCCACGCGGATCCCCGAGTAGCCCGACAGCTGCGGGGAGACGTCCAGCTTGCCGTAGCGGCGGCTCAGGGAATTGATGGTATATTCAGACAAGGATCCGGTCACCTCCAAACACGAGCACGTTGCCGTAGGTGTCCACCAGGTAGTTGGTCTCGGCGGGCAGGGCGTCGAGCGCGATGAGCAGCAGCTGCCCGTCGTACGTGAGCACCCAGTTGCCGACATACATCCCGCCGATATAGCCGAGCACCTCCCGCATGGTGTAGCTGGCCGGGAGGGGGATCTGCACGCCGTCGTTCATGACCTCCCAGGTGCGCGGATCCACCGTCACGCCCAGCGTGTCGGCGATCTCCTGCACCACCGCCGTGTCCGTCATGGGCCACGGGTGGGTGGTCGTGGGGTAGAACTGCTCGGTCATGAGCATGGCGTCGAAGCAGTGCAGCGTCATGAGGTCGAGCCCGTCTTCGTTTTTCGTGTAGCTGCGGGTGTCGATGTAGAACACGCCCTGCGGGATCCACTCGCTGTAGGTCTCGCCGTCGGTCACGCGCACGTAGGGGCGCACCACGGCCATGCGCGGGATCTCGCCCGCGGGCCGGAGCATGGTCAGCTCCAGCTCCGCGGAGATGCACGCGCCCACGCCGGGGCCCTCCTGGGCGAACTCCGCCAGCGAAGTGCGCAGCGAGATGATCTGGCTGCCGCGGTAGCCGCCCTCGGCGCCGCCCTGGCTCACCAGGATGCCGTCGCCGCCGAAGGTGATGCGCGCGCCCGCCTTGGTGATCAGACGGCCGCTCTCGCCGATAACGACGGAGACCTCGAACCGGTGCCCGTCCTGGGAGACGAGATCCAGCCACGTCTCTGATACGCTGTACATGGCCTCACCTCTCCGTCAGCTCGAGCACCAGCCCGTCCCAGAGCTCCACGCCGTTGTGGTAAACCACCTTCAGCGAGTGGCTGCGGCGGGAGTATTTAAACTGCGTCGTGCGGTTGGCCGCCAGCATCGGATCCCAGTAGGTCCAGGTGACGTAGGCGCCCGCCGTGGGGAAGAGCTGCGCCACCGTCTCCAGCTGCTCCTTGGTCAGGGGCAGGAAGGGGACGGTCAGCGTCACCACGTCCCGCAGCTTGGCCGAGTAGTCCGTGCCGTCGATGGCCGTGACCTGCCCGGAATACTGCGGCTCATAATCCACGGTGTAGCCGTAGCCGATCAGATCCGACAGATCTGTGCCGTTGCAGATCGCGATCATGCCACACCTCCGCTCCGCTGCATCCGGCGCTGCCGCACCGTGACGCAGTCGGTGATCTGTTTCCCGTCAAGGTACAGGTCGAAGCCCATGCGCGAGATCGCCGCCAGGATCGCCTCCAGCTCGTCCGTGCCGGTGCCCTGGCTCTGGGCGAAGGGCACCACGTTGGCGGGCATACGCAGCGCCGACGGGTCCACCATGGACGCTACGGCCGCGTCGACCTCCTCGGCGTTGTCGTCGATGCCGACGGCCACGCCCGCGGGGATCCAGCGGCCGACCTGCTGCGCGAACACACGCGAAGGCGAGCCGATGCCCAGCGCTTCCTTGGCGGTCTGCCAGGCGCTGTTGGCGATCTCCTTCATCTTTTCCCAGAGGGCCGTGACCATGCTGTCCAGACCGACGATGATGCCGTTGATGACGTCCATGCCGATCTGGCCCCAGTCGAAACCGGAGAAGGCGTCGATCACGGCGTCGAAGATCGCCGGGAGCTGCGCGAGCAGGTCCGGGATCGCCTGGATCAGACCGAGCCCCAGCTGCACGATCAGCTCGATGCCCGACCGGATCAGCTCCGGAGCGTTCGAGATGAACATGTCAGCCAGGCCCTTGATCAGTGTGGGGATCTGCGGGCCGAGTGTGGAGAACATGCGCAGCACGTTCTCGCCGAAGTTGACCACGCTGGTGGACAGATTCGACATGGCCGTTTCCAGCCCCTCGCCGGTGGTCAGCGCTGCCATCACGTTTTCCCAGGACGCCTTGACGGACGCCATGGAGCCGGTCAGCGTGGAGCCCGCCTCGCTGGCGGCCACACCGGTGAGGCCCAGCTCGCCCTGGATCACGTGGATCGCGCTGTAGACGTCGCCGAGGTTGGTGATGTCATACTTGACGCCGCTGATCTTCTCCGCGTCCGCCAGCAGGCGCTCCATCTCTTCCTTGGTGCCGCCATACCCGAGTTTGAGGTTGTCGAGCATGGTGTAGTTGCCCTTGGCGAAGCCCTGGTAGGCGTTCTGCAGGCTCTCCAGCGGCGTGCCCATCTTGGCCGCATTATCGGCCATGTCCATGATTGCCGTGTTGGCCGCTTTCGCCGCTGCCGCGGTGTCGCCGCCGTAGGCGGCCTTCAGCGCAGCGCCGAAGGAAACCGCCTGCTCGGCGTAGTCGTTGGCGCTGATTCCCGCCTGGGCCGCGTCCATGGCGTACTGCTTTGCCGCGGCGCTGGCGTCGCCGTAGAGCGTGTCCAGACCGCCGAAGCTCTGCTCGAGCGCGCCGCCGGCCGCGAAGGCGTCCTTGACCAGGTTGACGGCTGCCGTGCCGATCCCGGCCGCGGCCAGACCGCCGAGGATCTTTTTGCCCCATCCGGCGCCGGCTTTTTCGGCGCCGCCGTCGCCGCCGTTGAGCAGGTTCTCGACGCTGCCCTCAATCCCCGGAGCTTTGGGGACTATGTTCACATAGGCGGTACCGAGATCCGCCATATCAATCGCCTCCGATCATGGATTCCCGCCAGGCTGTGAAGTCCTCCGGGCTGTCGAAGCCGCGGGCGTCCGTCTTCTTCCCGAGCAGCTGCTCCACGATGGAGCGCGGCCGGTTCCGACCCTTGTGGCCGTCCTCTGTGTTCTGCCAGACCAGCAGCCGCACCGCGTCGCCGATCACGGCCAGGAGCAGCGTGTGGAGGTCTGTGGGCGCGCCTGAGAGCTTTTGCGCGATCCGGGAACCCGGGCCAAGCCCATACGCAAAAAGCGCTGCCTGGCGGGCAGGCAGCGCTCTGTAGTCGAGGATCCCGTAGGTCTCAAGCATGTCGCAGCGGAGCGCGGCCTCATCGGCTGCGACCATCCTGGCCAGGGTGATCAGTTTTTTTCGGCGTCCTTACCGGCCGCGCCCATGATCTCCGTCAGGGCGGCCTGCAGGGCCAGCCGGGGCACGCGGCCCTCGTAGCTCGCGCCGATGTGCTCGTAGAGCGCCTTTTTCTGCTCGGCGCCGATGATCAGCGTCAGCAGCTGCGAGAGGGCAGCGATCTGCGCAAACTCGCCCGCGGTCTCGTCCATGGTGACGGCGATCGCATCGACGATGCGCATGTCGTCCAGCCTGGACTCATCCAGCTCGAACGCGAAGCCGGTGGACGTGGTGCCCTTTTTCATCCGGATCCTCCTCAGCTGGCGAGCTTGGTGTACTCGTAGTGGTTATTGCCGCTCGCGTCGGGCAGGGCGGAGATGGTGGTCTCGTACCCGATGGCCTCGTCGCTCTTGTAGGTGATGTCGCCGACCTCGCTCAGCTGGCCGTCGGGGATCACGATGCGGCGGAGACCTCCGTCGCGCAGCGCCATGTCGATGACGTACGCAAACTCGCTCAGCTCGTCGGCGTTGGCGCGGACAGTGATCGTGTTGTTCTGGTTATCCACGGTCACGTTGTTGGCGCCGTAGACCGTCTCCAGCACGTTGGCGTTGGTCGCCTCGATGAAGGTCAGCTGGAAGGTGTCCGGCTTGTCGGTACTGACCACCAGCACAGTCCGGCCGCCCCAGTCCTTGATGTTCTCGGACTCGGGGGAATTGGAATTGACCACGCCGTCCTCGGAGATGAAGCCCATGTCCTTGAAGGCGGCGTCCAGCGCGGAGCTGGCGTCGGTGGGCAGGGTCGTGCCGAGGGGCGCACGATAAACGGCACCGGCGACGCGGGGCTTGCCGGCGCTTACGTTGGAAATGGTGGGCATTTGTTAACCTCCTAAGTAGTGGACGACGCTCCACACCGCCTGGTAGCGCGGGCGGTTGGTCGCCATATCCGTGTAGTTGTAGCTGCTCTCAAGCGTCAGCCGGGAGATCTCCGGCATGGCTTCACAAGCCGTCATGGCGGCCTTGGTGCGGGCGCTGAGCGCTTCCGCGGCGGCCAGGCTGGTGCTCCAGCTCTGGACGGCCAGCGTGGTGGTGGTGATCTGGTTCCGGGTGCTGCTGCCGGTCTGTTCGACGGTGACGAACTCGTCCGGCATGGGATGCGGCACGGATCCGGAAACGTTCACGGCCAGCGCGTCGCCGAGCTGGCCGATGATAAACTCGAGGATCGTCAAATCCGCACACCTCCCGCAGCCTTGATCAGCGTGTCATTTTCCAGACAGTCGTAGTAGCTGTCGTAGGTCGCCGCGTGCACGCTGGCGATGGCGGTGAAGCTCAGCGGATGGGCGGACTCCACCTCGTACCCGTCCCCGGCGGCTGCGGCGATCTTCCCGGCAGCGGAGTCGAGCACGGACTGCATCTCGCCGGACTTCATCAGATCGTTGAGCCCGCGCAGGTTGAGCTTAAACTTGGTTTTACTCATACCGGCAGACCCTCACTTTCCTGTGCCAGGGCGTCGGCACGTTGGCCTCGATGCCCTGGATCGTGCTGCCGAAGGTCCGGTAGGTCTGCCCGAAGATGATCACCGCGGTGTCTTCCCAGTTGTGGGCGTCGCCCTTCGGGATCCCAAGCATGTACTCGATCCTCTTGCCGTACAGATCGATCGAGCTGGTGACCTCGTCGGTGGTGGGCTGGCCCACCAGCACGTTGGGCACGTCGACCGGCGTCAGCTCGTACACCGGGTCGTTGAGCGCGTCGTGCCCGGTCAGCACCCGCTCGTAGAGCGTGACGGTGACGCCGGTCATGACGTCGCCTCCGGCACGAGCTCCTGCACGGGGCTGTAGCTGCCGATCGTATTGCCGACGCCCAGCAGGAGCCGGTCGGCCTTCGAGATATAAAGCTCGCCGGTGCTGCCGCCGCCGCCGATCGTCCAGCTCTGGGAGTACCCCAGACCGCTCATGCTGCCCTGGGTCGCGCCCATGGGCAC